CAACTTTCAATTCGATGGATCGAAGAGAAAGTAAATATATACATGAATAAAATTTTAAAAAACGATGAGGATAAAAATTATGTCATTGCAAGCGATACGGATTCAATTTACGTTGCTCTTGGTGACTTGGTTGACAAGTTTGTTAAAATCAAGGAAGGTGAGTCAAAATCAGAAGAAACACGAAGGAAAGTTGACTTTCTTGATAAGGTTGCCCAAGAGAAGTTTGAACCATATATCGATAAGTGTTATCAAGATCTTGCTACGTATGTAAATGCATACGACCAGAAGATGCAGATGGCCAGAGAGGTTATTGCCGATAGTGGTATCTGGACTGCAAAGAAAAGATACATTCTCAATGTTTGGGATAACGAAGGTGTTAGATATAAATCACCAGAACTTAAAATCATGGGTTTGGAGGCAGTTCGTTCATCAACACCAGAATCTTGTAGAAATATGATTAAGAAATCACTTGAACTTATTCTGCGTAGTAACAACGATAGTTTGATTGAATTTATTGAACAGTTTAGACAAGATTTCAAAACATATGAAGTTGATGATGTTGCATTTCCTAGAAGTGTAAATGGACTTACTAAATATCATGACCCCGTTCTCACATACAAAAAAGGTACACCAATTCATGTAAAGGGTGTATTATTCTACAACCAACTAGTCAAAAAACATAAACTAGAAATGCAGTATCCGCCTATAAAAGACGGTGAAAAAATTAAGTTTTGTTATCTAAAAGAACCAAACCCATTGCAAAATAATACTATTGCAATTGCGGCCGGTACATTACCCAAAGAATTTGAGTTGGATAAGTTTCTTGATTATGATACACAATTTGAAAAGGCATATCTCGAACCAATTAAAACTATTGCGGAAACAATTGGTTGGGAAATAGAAAAGAAAATAACATTAGACAGTTTTTTTAATTAGGAGAATATGATGAGTCTTATGAATAAAATTAGAAAGAACACTACCTTCAAGGATGGGAGAGTTGATGTTTTATCAGAGTCAAAGTTTCTGAATCAAAAAGACATGACCTCAACAAGTATCCCTGCAGTAAATATTGCATTGTCTGGATCGCCAGATGGTGGATTCACTTCAGGACTTACTATGATTGCCGGGCCAAGTAAACACTTTAAGACTGCATTTGGTCTTTTGATGATGAAATCTTATTTGGATAAAAATCCAGATGGCGTTGCATTGTTTTATGATTCGGAGTTTGGTACGCCGCAGGCATATTTCGATACTTTCCAAATCGATACTAGTAGAGTTATTCATGTGCCTGTTACAAACCTAGAAGAATTAAAATTTGATATTATGTCACAACTATCAGACATTGAAGTTGGCGATAAGTTGTTTATCGTAATAGATTCTGTAGGAAATCTTGCATCGAAGAAAGAAGTTGACGATGCGGAATCTGGTAAGTCTGCAGCAGACATGACACGAGCAAAACAATTCAAGTCTTTGTTTAGAATGGTAACACCACATCTATCAATGAAAGATATCCCTATGGTTGCGATTAACCATACATACGACTCACAGGGTATGTTCCCCACTAAAGTCGTTTCTGGGGGTACTGGCATGTACTACAGTGCAGATACTATATGGATCATTGGTAGACAACAAGAAAAAACTGGTACAGAAATCTCTGGATATAACTTTATCATCAATGTAGAAAAATCTCGATATGTACGAGAAAAATCTAAAATTCCTGTGTCGGTAAGACATGAAGGTGGTATGGATACTTGGAGTGGTCTACTTGATATGGCATTAGATGCTGGGTGTATAAGTCAATCTGGTGCGTGGTATCAATTAGTTGATTTGGAATCTGGAGAAGTACAGGATAAAAAATATCGATCCAAAGAATTTACTGGAAAAGAGTTTTGGACACCTATTTTAGAAAGTAATCATTTTAAGAAATATTTGAAAGAAAGATATGTAGTAGGTAATAGTGCGATTATGGAGGAATAAATGGCACTATTTGCATCGAAGTATGTATATAAGCAAAGACTAGATATTTGTAAAGGGTGCGATCAATTTCAAAAGATGGCACTACTTTGCAAATCGTGTGGTTGTTTTATGCCTGCCAAGGCAAAGATTGCGAATATAAGGTGTCCAGAAGATAAGTGGGTAGAAGTTTATGGTACTGAAGAAAAAGAACCAGAGACAGTAACCCTCTTAAAATCTGTACAAACAGAAACATATCAAGAAAAAACAAGTAGACTTATGAATACTGCAAAAAATCTTAGGATAGAGGCAGATAAATTAGAGAAAGAGGCGAAAGGAATATTATGACCGACACTGTTACTGAACAAACTTTTACCATGATGCAAACCGAAAATGAAGAAGATGGGTATGCAATCAAAATTAATGAAGGCCAATTTCTTAATGTGATTTATACAATTGGTTCTGTAAAGATCCATGAAGAAGGTGATGAGGCAAGATTAGAGTTTGATTTTACTCCAATAAAGGGTAACATTATGTGGCCAGTAGAAAAGTTATATGAAAACGAAAAATTACAAGAACTTGCTGGACAAATCCTAAAATATATGTTAGAAGTATCAGTCAATGATGCACTTAACAATGTAAACACGCAGGCCTAAATGGAAATTACAGAACTTATAATTTTAAAGAATTTGATTCACAATGATGAGTATTGTCGCAAGGCAATGCCTTTCATACAGAATGAGTATTTCGTAGATGAAAAAAACAAGGTTATATTTAATGCAATATATGACCATGTAGACAAATATAATACTGCACCATCTACAACAACTTTGACTGTAACACTAGATGAAATGCAAGTCAGTGATATGGTACATAAAGAGTGTACTGAAACTATTTCTGTTATGAACCAATTAGAAGATGTTAGTTCTGATTGGTTGGTAGATACAACAGAGAAATGGTGCAAAGACCGAGCGTTATATCTTGCTATCATGGAATCAATTCAAATTATTGATGGAAATGACAAGACACAAGATAAAGGTTCATTACCTAAAATTTTATCTGATGCACTTGCAGTTTCTTTTGATAATAATATCGGACACGATTTTATAGAAGATTTTGAATCTAGATTTGAATTCTATCAAAGAGTGGAAGAAAGAATTCCTTTTCATTTGGATATGTTGAACAAAATCACCAAAGGTGGTTTGGTTAACAAATCTCTTAATATTGCACTTGCTGGTACTGGTGTCGGTAAATCTTTGTTTATGTGTGATGTCGCAGCAAACCATTTGATGATGGGTAAGAATGTTTTGTATATTACTTTGGAGATGTCCGAAGAAAAAATTGCAGAACGTATTGATGCAAACCTTTTAAATGTACCTATATCTCAAGTTGAGAGTATGCCGAAAGACTTGTTTGAAAAAAAGATTGAAAAATTAAGACAAAAAACAACTGGAAAACTTATTGTAAAAGAGTATCCAACTGCTTCTGCAAATGCAAATCATTTCAGACATTTAATACAAGAACTTGCACTCAAAAAGAATTTTGTGCCAGATATTATATACATTGATTATCTCAACATATGTACGTCATCTCGCATTAAACAGGGTGGTAGTGTTAATTCATACACATATATTAAATCTATTGCAGAAGAAATACGTGGACTTGCAGTAGAGAATAATTTGCCTATCGTTAGTGCAACACAAACTACACGTAGTGGATATACCAACTCTGATGTTGGACTAGAAGATACGTCAGAGTCATTCGGTTTGCCTGCAACTGCAGATTTGATGTTTGCTTTAATTAGTACAGAAGAATTACAGGAATTAGATCAGATACTTGTAAAACAGTTGAAAAATCGATATAATGATCCAAATGTAAATAAAAGATTTGTAGTTGGTATCGATAGACCTAAAATGAGACTATACGATGCAGAAGATGCAGCCCAAGATGAATTGATTACAGAACAACAAGATAGTACATTTAAATCAAACTTTGGACAAAGAAAGAAATTAGGAAGTGTAGAGATAAAAATATGAGTGAAGAATTTACAGAAGAACAGACAGTTTTAGAAACTGAAGATACATTCGAAATGGTACAACCAAGTGGTGCAAAGTCATTTATTTGTATGTATGATAATGCATTAGAAGATGATATGTGCGACAAGTTGGTTGAACTTTTTGATAAATCAGAAGAATATCATAAAGTAACAGAAACTGAAGGGTTTCGTAAGTTTACTGAATTAAATATATTCAATAGTGAACTTTTGGAAAAAGAACCAGAGTTTAATAGACTCGGATTTAGAATGTTGGAAAAGGTGCAAGAATATACCGAATCATATCGTAGATTTTGGAATATTGAACATTTTCCAACCCAGGCATCTAATGAAGAAATTAGAATGAAAAAGTACACTGCAAATGCGGAGACAGAAGAACATTTTGGTTATCATTCTGATGTTGGAGATTATGCCTCCGCAAAGAGATTTTTGGTAGTTATGTTTTACCTTAATGACGTTGAAGAAGGTGGCCAGACTATTTTTCCAGAATATCAACTTGCCGCAAAACCAACAAAGGGTAGTCTTATGGTGTTTCCACCATTCTGGACTCATCCTCATCTTGCAGAAGCACCTAAAAGTAACGACAAATATATCATTAGTACGTATTTGCACTATCTATAGTATACTTTTTTACTTGACAATCCTTGCCTAATAGTTTTTAATAAATATGAACTAACAGAGCAAGGATTGATTCTAATGGCATATAATCTAAGATTAAATGACGCAAAAGACACTAAACTAGTTCCCGCAACACGCCCTAGGCGAAAAGATATAGTTGGAATACAACAGTATATCAACGAAACATATAGAAGTCCAATTATCTTAGATCCTAAAGGTAATTATACTACTATTAAAATTCCTAGAAGTGTTTCTAAGAATATCACTATCCCAAATCTCAAACGTGCATTAACAAAAGCTGGTTGTAACATCAGTCAATTAAATATTACATTTGGTGATGGTTCTGGTAAAACCAAAGGTGGCATGGATGCATCTGAAACCAAGTTTCAAGAAAATGCCACACTAGAGTTTTGCAAACAAATGATTGAAAAAAATAAAAAACCTACATTTAATACAATTAAAAATATCTACAAAAAAGTGGATGATGATTGGATGGAAAGTTTTGAGGCAACCGCTCAGGCATTAAAAGACTATGTGAAACGAGGTGGATATGAATATAGTAGAGATACAGGAGTCATGCCAGTAATTGAAAAACTCGCATCACAATATTGTGGAGTTACTAAAAAAGATGCTTGGAACCCAATGGATATTGTTATTATTCGTAGTTCTAAGAAATTTAAAATTATGAAGGAGTTGAATGAAGTGAGAAAATTTAATGATAAAGATGCCGCACTAGATTACTTAAATTCTAAAATGAGATATTATGCCCATGATAAAGATTTGTTGGGAATCTCTTTAAAGAAAGTAAACCCTAAGAAAAGAATTAAAACTGAATGGAGTGACCCTAAAATAATCAGACAACAAGAATCTCCAAACATCAAAATTATTCAGAGTGGGATAAATTTTGATTGGACACTTCAAAGTAATGGAGAATTCAAAACTGGAGAACTTTCCTTTCAATTGGATATTAATGGAAACTTAGTTACGATGCAGAAAAGATCCTTTTCTGGTGGAGTGCGAGAGAAAAACCAAATAGACATGACTGCAAAGGGTGCATCTGCAAAATTGGGTAAAGTATCTGGACCTCTTGCTGTAGACCCTTTCTTAAAACTATACTCTATGTCACGGTTTGATATGAAAAATATGCCAAGAATGGGATCATTCACTCAAAATGAAATTGATTATTGGGTACACTTATATAAAAAGGTTTACTTGAAGAAAATTGATAGACAGAATATCAATTTTGGACCTGCAAAAAATCCGACTATATTTAAAAACACTTTAACAGCCGCAATTGAATTGGAACAAGATATCGCAAGAACTGCATCACAACTAAGTTCGAAATTACAGTCTCTTTATTTCTTAAATTTGTTGGTACAAATTGACGAAAAGGGTGGTATTAAAGATTTCTTTGAAGTGATGTATTATGGTGCAAAAAAACAATATGAAAGTGCCGGTGTGTTTTTGAAAATATCCGATTAAAAAAATACATAAATAATAGTTTAACAACAGGAAAAGTAGGATGATGGAATCCTTTAATGAATTTTTGACAGAAGATAAGGGTGGTAAGAACCTGCATCTCGAACATATTGAAGATGAAATCATCAATTATGGAATTAGTGGTGGTAGGGCTTCAATAAATTTCTTACGTTCGTTGAGAGATATGTTATCTGGTTCTTCTACCAAACAAGTTAATATGACTGTTAAGTGGGATGGTGCTCCAGCAATCTTTGCTGGAGTTGACCCATCTGATGGAAAATTCTTTGTTGCAAAGAAAGGAGTATTTAATATAACTCCAAAACTTTACAAAACTAAAGAGGAAATAGATAATGATCTCTCAGGCAACCTTAATTCAAAATTTAAAGTCGCGTTGGAAGAACTTTCGAAATTGGGTATCACTAATGTTTTACAAGGTGATCTTATGTATACCGATGATGTAGAAACTAAAACTATAGATGGGATTAATTACTACACATTTCAACCGAATACAATTGTATATGCAGTACCAGTAGCTTCTGAATTGGGCAAAACCATCAAAAAGTCAAAATTGGGAATTGTTTGGCATACTACATATACAGGTAATGAGTTACAGGGTATGACTGCATCCTTTGGTGCTGATATTAGTAAGTTAAGAAAACCATCTACTGTGTGGATGGACGATGCTACATACAAAGATGTTTCTGGAAGTGCAAAATTTACTAAAAAAGAAACTTCTGAAATTACTAAAATACTATCATCTACTGGAAAAAGGTTTCAAAAAATTAAAACCTCAGATTTTAATAAATTTCAAAAGATGCAAATAGATGTAATGAAGGGAACATTATCTGGCGCATCATTTAAAACATATTTAAACTCTTTTATTAGAAAAGGTGAGTCATTTGACTCGACGAAGGCAAAAAGATTTGACTATCCTATGTACGTAAAGAAATATTTTGATGAAAAAATTATAGTCAAATTGAAAACTGAAAAGTCTCGAACTGCTAAGGCAGAATTGAGAGACCAATTAGTTAAAGATTTAATAAAGTATAATTCTATGATAATTCAACTAATAGAATTTATGTCTGGAATTGTAAACGCAAAAATGATTATTGTCAAAAAACTTGACAAAGTACAACAATTAACAAAAACTTTCATTCGTACATCGAATGGATATAAAGTAACAAATGCAGAAGGTTACGTTGCTATTGATAATAATGGTAAATCTGCAGTAAAATTAGTGGATAGATTAGAATTCAGTTATAATAATTTCACAGCAGCTAAGGCATGGGATAAATAAATGTTTACATATAGAGCAACAATATTAAGATGGGTTGACGGTGATACCGTTGATGTGGATATTGATCTAGGTTTTGGGGTATGGTTACGAAAACAACGTGTAAGGTTGTTTGGAATTAACACTCCAGAAAGTCGTACTAGAGATTTGGAAGAAAAGGAGCGTGGACTTGCTGCAAAAGAATTTGCAAAAAGTTGTGCGCCAGTTGGTACATCAGTTACTATTCAAACTACTAAGGGTAAAGAGACAGGAAAATACGGTCGTATCCTTGGTACTATAATGGTAAATGAAGATCAATCAGTAAATCAAATGTTAATTGAAAACGGACATGCAGTAGAGTACTTTGGAGGAAAAAGATGACTAATCATATAAATGCATGGCAAAAGATGATTGAAAATCTAAATGACAGATTTGACCCATCTTCTGACATAGAAGAAGATTTTGTACAACCTTTAGTTGAAGATCATGAGGCAGATATGGCACTCACTGAGTTAAAATCTATTTCTGATAAGGCATTACAACTGGCAGAAGAAATTGAAAAGAAGAAAAATGCAATGGGTGGTGAATTAGAACTTG